GTTTCCAGAAGACACTCCCTGCTTTGTATTCACTGATGATATTGCATGGTGTAAGAAACAAGAGTTCTTCAAAGCAGATAGATTCTTATTCAATGAGAGTAATGAGAGATACACATATCAAACTGTTGACGGCACTGGTAACAGACAGAATACTTTGTTACCACAGACCGACTTGTGCTTGATGTCTTTGTGTTCTGGTGCTATAATAGCCAATAGTTCTTTCTCCTGGTGGGGTGCATGGTTGCAAAATGATAGGGGAAAAGTTGTTGCGCCAAATCCTGCTAAATGGTTTGGGACTGCAATGACCCACTTGGATACTAGAGATATGGTTCCTAACCGCTGGACAATTTTAGATTGGAGTAAATAATGCCTGTTTCATTTGATAGACTTGGTAAGGATGGTCGTCTAGGTAATCAATTATTTCAATATGCTTTCCTTAGAGGAGTTGCTAAGAGTCGTGGATTCGACTGGATGATTCCTATGGATGATGAATATACACGTCATCACTACGGATTGTTTGAATGCTTTGAGATGTCTGGAGTCAAGGCAGGGAATCTTGGTAAGACTGGTAACCCTACCATGGAATGTATGGATACTTTGTATCACCCAGAGGTAGTTGATAACTGCAATGAGAATACTAATTTCCTAGGTACATTTCAGACAGAACGATACTTTGATAATGCTGCTGAAGAGATTCGTAAAGACTTAACATTCAAACCAGGATACCTAGAACCCTGTAGAGAGTATATTGATAGTATTGGTGGTAGAGATAATTGTATCTTCCTTCATATAAGACGAGGTAATCCTAATCTGGATGAGAATGGATTCATGTGGTCCTATCAAGTATTACAAGATACTCATCCACTCTGCAAACCAGAATATTATGTAGAGGCACTGAAGCACTTCCCTGAGGATAAGCAAGTTATTGTTGTATCTGATTTAATTGATTGGTGTAAGAAGCAATCTTGGTTGGAGGGTGATAGGTTTCACTTCTCTGATTCTTCTTACGAAGTATTCTCTGATGGTGCAAGTGTTCCATATGCTGACCTGTGTCTGATGTCTCTATGTGGCGGAGCAATCATTGCTAACTCTTCATTGTCCTGGTGGGGTGCATGGTTACAGGGTGATGCTGGTAAGGTGATTGCTCCTGACCCCTGGTATGGACCTAAGGCAAATTTAGATACCAGAGACTTGATTCCAGAACGATGGATTAAACTTGAGAATGATCCGACGCCGATTCCTGCAGAAGTATGAACTTAACATTTTTAATCCCAGTAAAACTTGAGTCACCTGATAGGGTAAGGAATCTTAAGACGGTCCTTACTTATCTACTTTCTAAATTTGATGCTAAGATCTTAGTACAAGAACATGATACAGAGAGTAAGTTCCCTAAACTTGTTATGCCTTTTATTAGTAAAAAGTTTGGACCTATCACACATAGGTTAGGATATCATTTTGATGAGCAGAAAGAACCATACTTCCATAAGACAAAGGTATTGAATGATTTGCTATTGCGTTCTGATACAGAGGTAGTATGTAACTATGATACCGATGTGTTATTGCCTGAAGAAAGTTATCATTCTGCTTACGATGCTATTGAATCTGGGGAGTATGATGCAATCTATCCATATGGATGTGGTGTCTATCAAAAAGCAATCAAATACTCTGCATCAACATTTGCTGAGTTTATTGGTGGTGATATGGACCTCACTGAACTTCATGGACACGCAACCCTTAGTAATTCTACTATCGGATGGTGTCAATTTATCCGTAGAGAAAACTATATAAATTCTTTTATGATGAATGAAAACTTTCATGCATGGGGTCCTGAAGATTCTGAGTTATACTATAGACTGCAAGTCTTAGGTAACAGGGTTGGTAGGGTAAATGATTACGTTTACCACCTAGAACATTCACGAACTAATGACTCATGGTTCTCCAATCCACTATGGAAAGATAACTTTATGTTGTGGAATTGGATCAGAGAACAAACTGGTGATACCATCTTACAGTATTGTAGACAGCAAGACTATGTTAAAAGGAGACTCGATAGTGGAAAAGTTCATTGATAGGGCACTACATGGTGAACTTGATTCTGATAGACATATCGTTTCTATTTTCTCTATCGCTTTAGCATCCAGAGGTACAACATTTGTTGAACTGGGTGTTCGTGAAGGTCATACATCCGAACCCCTGTATGAAGCAGCAAAGTTGAATGGTGGCCACCTTTGGTCTGTTGATCTGAATGATCCAACAGAATATAAACCAAACAATGGTCACTATACTTTCTGTAAGAGTGACAGTATCAAGTTCTTAGAAGAGTGGCCTAAGGAAAAAAAGATTGATATTGTGTATGTCGATGACTGGCATTCCTATTCTCATGTCAAAAGACAACTCGAATTGCTTGACAGACTGGTAGGGCCAAGTAGTATAATACTCCTACACGATCTAATGTATGGTGGAACTGACCCTTTCTATCACTGTGACCTTTCTCATGGTGGTCCCCAATGGGACGCAGGCGGTCCTTACCGTGCAGTCGCAGAATTAAATCCACAGTTCTGGGAGTTCTCAACTCTCCCTTGGAACAACGGACTCACAATCCTCAGGAAAAAATATAGTAACAGGTATCACAAATTATGATTGGATTTAATGGACTTGGTAACCTAGGCAGACTAGGCAATCAAATGTTTGAGTACGCTACACTTAGGGGTATTGCTGCTAACAAAGGATACGAGTGGTGTATTCCACCTGTAGATGCAAAGAGCATTGAGAACTATAGTTTGCACCATGCATTCACAATGCCTGATGTGAAACCAGGGAATAGAACGTTCTTGGATAATGGGTATGCTCCTACAGTAGCAGAAAGACATTTTCATTTTGATCAAGAGTTATTTGATCTTTGTCCCGATCACATTTCACTACAAGGATTCTTTCAGACCGAGAAATACTTTAGAAATATCAGAGATGTGATTCGTAGTGAATATACTTTCCAAGATCATGTTCTTGAACCTTGTAAAGAAGTAATTGATGGATTTGATATTCCTCCTATCTTTCTGCATGTTCGTAGAGGTGACCCTAACTTAACTGATCCTCGTGGATTCAAGTGGTCATATACCGAATGCTCTGACCAGCATCCACCACAACCTCTTTCTTACTATGAAAAGGCACTGAAGAAATTCCCTGATGATGTTCCCGTCATTGTATGTTCTGATTCTCCTGAGTGGGTCCAGACACAGGACTTCTTTAGTGATGACCGCTTTGCTATCTCTGTTCCAGAGGATAAGTATACTGACGGTTCTTATGAACCTTATATTGATATGTGCTTGATGTCTTTGTGTTCTGGTGCTATAATAGCTAATAGTTCTATGTCTTGGTGGGGTGCCTGGTTGCAGAATGGAAGAGGCAAGGTTGTCGCTCCCAAGATGTGGTTTGGTCCTGCATATCCGAACAATAATACCAAAGACTTGTACTGCGAAAACTGGATTGTAATTTAATGGCTGCTTCACTTACTATCAACGATCTGAATGAATATTCAGAAAAACTAGAAGAACTGGTTGAGGATGTAAACTCCTACTCTACCTTTGTGGAGACAGGAACATCCTATGGTGCTAGCATCCAATCTGTGTATCAATACTTTGAAAAGATGTGGACTGTAGAGTTGTCTGATGAACTGTATTCTTATGGTAAGAGAGTAACAGATCAGATCCCACATTGTACTCATGTGAAAGGTGACAGTTTAATCGAACTTCCCAAGTATCTCCAAGATCTTTCTACAGAAGAGAAAGTATTCTTCTGGTTGGATGCTCACTACTCCTCTATGAATACTGCAAGGAATCATCTTGATTGTCCCTTGATTGAAGAGTGTGTATTAATTGATAAGAATTATCAAGGTAATAGTGCTATCTTAGTCATTGATGATGTTCGTCTTTTCGGCACCAATGAGAACGAAGATTGGAGTTATATCAGTGAAGAAGGAGTTCAGAACTCATTTGAGAATTTTGAGATTAAATTCTATGAGATTGTTAATGACCGACTCCTCCTGTATATCGTAAAGAAATGAAGAAAGATCTAAAAGACTGCACATTCATTATCCCTATCAGGATTGAATCTGATGATAGGTTGAGAAATATTATTACAGTTCTCTGCTACCTGAACTCTGCTTTTGATACTAATATCATTGTAAAGGAGGTTGATATTGAATCTAAGTTTGATAAACTTGCACTACCACAGATTACAGAATACTGTGATGGTGATGTATCTAAGATCAATTATATCTTTGAGCAATCAGATGACCCTCTGTTCTTGAGAGAAAAGATTCTCAATGAGATGCTGATCCTTACAACGACAAAGGTCATTGTAAATTATGATTGTGATATGATTCTTCCTATTGATACCTATTTGGAATCATACCGTAGGATCATGGAAGACGAGAGTGATATGATCTATCCCTATGGTGAAGGTCCAGGGTTCCTGTCTAAAGTTAATACCTCAGACACACTGGTATCTGACTTCTTGAATGATGAAGATTACGATCTGTGGATTTTAAAGAAGAGTTCTGTTCCAGACAATGCTGGATTCGGATGGATTCAGTTCCTGAGTAGGGATGTATACTTTGAAGGTGGTATGGAGAATGAGAACTTTATGGGTTCTGCTCCTGACGACTATGAACGTCACCATAGATTCAAGACCCTAGGATACCGAGTAGATAGAATCAACAGTGAAGTATTCCACCTAGAGCATGCTAGGGGCATGAACTCCTATCCTCAATCAATGTCACAGCATCCTTACTGGCAACATAATTGGGATCTTTGGTGTTATCTTGAGAAGTGTAACAAAGAACAGTTGCTTGAATACTATTCCAAACAAGAATATCTGAAAAAATATCAATGATTATTGCATCTTGTCCTCTTCGGGTATCACTCTTCGGTGGTTCCACAGATAACCCATACTTCGTAGAGCAGTATGGACGTGGTTCTGTAATTAGTTTTACCTCCAGTCTGAAGACCTATGTGACTATTACACAGGACAAGTTTGGTTTTAATAGAGAGCAGCACAAATATATCATCAACTATTCTAGAAGAGAAGAAGTCTCTAGTATTGGAGGTATTCAGAACGAGGTTGTAAGGACTGTATTGCAATACTATGATATGCCACCAGTTCAGGTAACTCTGACCAGTGATGCATATTCACAGGGTAGTGGACTTGCATCCTCTTCTTCTTATACAATCAGTCTTATCAAAGCATGCACAATGTTCCTAGGTATTCCGATTACCGACAGTGATGCATGTAAACTCGCATATAAGTTAGAAAGAACTTATAACCCATACTGTGGATATCAAGATCCATACGGATGTGGTGTTGGTGGATTCAAGCGTATCAATTTTATGGGAGATGATTGTATCACCTATGAGTTCTTATCTACCGATCTATTTGATCACTACGATACACACCTTGTCTTTACGGGTGTCACAAGAAACTCCAAGAACATTCTCAAGAATGTGACGGAGAACCTGGATAAAGTCAAACCTCTTTTAGAAACGTGTGATGAAGCATATTATCTGCTTTCTAATAAGAGTTACAAGTGTTTCCTGAATCTCATGAGCAAGAGTTGGAGACAGAAGAAGCAAACCTCTTCCACTATTGCAGAGAATGAAACTATCCAGATGATGGACTCTGCACTAGAACTGAACGATACTGTCCTAGCACATCGATTGTGTGGCGCTGGTAATGGTGGGTTCTTTCTGACATTTTCTAAACCTGGCACATTGACAATTCCATATGACTCTGTTAGAATACGAGTCGGAACTGATGGTGTCTATGGTAAATCCATTTGATGAATATGCAAAGGTGCTTAAATGCGCCCATATGGAAGAGCAGTTTTTAAGATTTCGAGCAGCATTTGATTCTCATAATAGAATTATTATATTAGGTAATGGTGGAAGCAGTTCTGTTGCATCTCATATATCTCAAGACTATATGAAGTTCAAGGGTAAGAAAGTTTCTATTCTTTCTGATCCTTCAATGCTAACCATGCTTTCTAATGACTTTGGTTACAAGAAAGCATACCAGAAGTTTTTAGAGTATTACGTAGAAGAAGATACTCTTGTGGTTATTATGAGTTCTGGTGGTGAATCAAAGAACATGATTAACTGCGTTAATTGGTGTGAAGATAATAAAGTTGATTATGGAGTGCTGACTGGGTTTGAATGTAATAATAGAATAAGAACCATTGCAGTTGATGCTCTATGGAACTATTGGATTGATAGTAAGTCATATGGTGTGATAGAGTGTGTTCATCAAATCTTTCTTCATGGAGTAGTATGAGATTTTGCTTTGATTTAGACGGGACAATCTGTGATACTCCCTGTGATCCAGACGGTCACAATCAACGATATTGGGATGCACTTCCTATCCCACTCATGGTAGATACAGTCAATCGTCTTTATGATGAAGGACATTATATTATCATTATGACTGCTCGTGGTAGAGGGTCAGGTAAGGATTGGACATCACAAACCGAGAAGAGTCTGAATGACTGGGGTGTGAAGTATCACGAACTGGAACCAATGTTTCATAAACCTAATGCTGATATCTTCATTGATGATAAGGGTGCTAATGTATTCGATTGGATTCTAGGTCAACCACAAAGAAAAGGAATCATTGCAGGTGCCTTTGATATAATCCATCCAGGATATATTCGTATGTTTGCTGATGCAAAGAAGTATTGCAATCACCTAACTGTTGCACTCCACGTTGATCCTTCAACAGAGCGAGCACATAAACTGAAACCAGTGCAGACTGCAGAGGAACGTAAAGAGATTCTTCTGGGTATACGAAATATTGATGATGTTGTGTTTTATAACACTGAAGACGAATACCTTGCACTCCTAGAAAGTGGCGAGTATAATGTACGTTTCCTAGGTGAAGATTATTCTGATGGAAGTTATAGTGGTGTTGGTCTGGGTATTCCAATTACTTGGTTGCCTAGAAACCATGAGTACTCTAGTACTCGATTAAAAACATTGATTCATAATTCTATTATGCCAAGGAGACATGAAAAATATGATTAAGAGTTTAGTCACAGGTGCAGCAGGTTTTATTGGATCTAACCTGGTCGATTACCTACTTGAACAAGGTCATTATGTTGTTTGTATTGATAATGAAAGTGCAAACAACAATGACTTTTACTGGAATAGTAAAGCATATAATGTGAAGGCAGACATCTCCAGTTATGGAGATATGCGAGAACACTTTGATGGTATTGACTATGTGTTTCATCTAGCAGCAGAGAGTCGTCTGCAACCTGCTATTGAGAACCCTATCAATGCAGTCACTAAAAACTGTGTAGGAACCACTGTGGTTCTTCAATGTGCAAGAGAAGCAGGTGTGAAGCGGGTAGTATACTCTTCTACATCATCTGGATATGGTGGTAATCGTTGGCCTAATGTAGAGACACAACCTGATGATTGTCTAAACCCATACTCTGTGTCCAAGATTGCAGGTGAGAAACTATGTAAGATGTATACTGACCTTTATGGTTTGGAGACAATATCGTTGAGATACTTTAATGTATTTGGTGAGCGGTCTCCTACTGTTGGTCAGTATGCACCAGTGATTGGTATCTTCCAGAGACAAGAAGCAAATGGAGATGCACTTACTATTATCGGTGATGGTTCACAGAGACGTGACTTTGTTCACGTTAAAGATGTAGCAAGAGCAAACTATCTTGCATCCCTGTCACCTATCTACCATATGTTGGGTCATGTATTCAATGTAGGTAGTGGTAAGAACTATTCTATACAAGAGATTGCTAACGCTATCTCTGATGCTCAGATATACTTACCTGAACGTTCTGGTGAAGCATCGACTACTCTTGCAAATATAGATAGAATTGGTGAAATCATTGGATGGAAACCTGAAATTGATGTGATGGAATGGATTAAAACTAATGGATAAGAATAAGGCAGTATATAAACTCAAAGGTCTTCCACCTATCTACTACACGAACCTGGATCGTAGTCCAGAACGTCAGAAGTATATGGAGGATCAGTTCAAATACTGGGAGATTGAAGACTACACCCGTATCTCTGGATACGATGGTACTGGTGAAGACGATCTGAGCGGTATCCTGAAGGGTCGCTATCCTGATCAGATGGGTCCGACTGACGTTGGGTGCTGTACATCGCACTTGAAAGCAATTCACCATTGGTATACGACATCTGATACTCCTTGTGCTATCATGATGGAAGATGATTGTGACCTGTCAGTTGTTTCCAATTGGCCCTTTACCTGGAAAGAGTTCTATTCTAGAATGCCTTTTGACTATGACTTGGTTCAACTTGCAGTGATTAATCCTGGTGCCCTGCATGTAGCACTCCATAAGAGATTCGTCAATGACTTCTCTACTGCCTGCTACTTGATTACAAGACATCATGCTAAGAAACTGATGAACTTGTGTTACAGAGACGGCAAGTATAAACTTGATTACAAGGCAAAACCAAGATGCAATTCCGAGCACTTGATCTATGAGTCTGGTAATAGTTTTGCTATGCCTGTCCTATTGTTCTCTCCTCCACATCTTGAATCTATGATTTGGGATAAGAGTCACATTGATGCTTTTCATGTCCCAAGTCGAGATGGATTGCGTGAATGGTGGACTAATGAATCACCTAAACTTGAGAACTGGGAAAAATTATTTGAATACGATCCCTATATGGGACGCTTACCACCTGTAGAACAAAAAAATGATTAGTCCGTACTACATTGAAGAACCAATCACTCACATAAAGGTAGAAGTTCCTGAAGTGATACTATATTACTGTGATAATTTCACATATAATGCTGATAGAGATGATCTACGGTATATTGATTGTGTGTATATGCACATGGGAGACTATGGAAATGACCCAAAAGTCCTTGAAAAGTTAAGAAGAACGTCTAGACCTATTTTTGAATAGTAAATAATGTATCGCTAAAAACATCGATGTCTAAGAATTTTGTATCCAAGGACGAACTCAAGTGCCGTGTCTTGAAATTGAAGCACGAATTGGACTGGGAACAGTCATCTACAGAGGAAGAGAGAGACCTAGCACACTTATACCTGAACTACGTCCTGAATGCTCTTGAAGAATATAGGGGTTGACAACACCAGTATGTTCGGTTATAATAGTATTTCGGATGTATAAATACCTATTCGTGACGCGCATTACGAACTGTTACAGTTTCAACGCCTCAACTAATCGCCAAGATTCTGTGCTATAATATCCATAACGAGACACGTCGATGTCTCTATTCATCTGCGGGTAACCATTCCGCAAGTAACTAAAGGTAACAAAAATGTTTAAATCTGTATTCGCAGCTACTGCTGCTCTGTCCATGTCCGCTGGCGCTGCCCTTGCAGGTCCCTACGTTAACGTAGAAACCAATGCCGGTTGGGTTGGAGATGACTACTCTGCTGCGACCACCGACCTTCATGTAGGGTACGAAGGCGACCTGGGTGCTGCTTCATACTATGTGCAAGCGGGTCCTGCAGTCGTCGCTGTTGACGGTGAAGAAAGCGAGACTCAGTTCTCTGGTAAAGCAGGTCTTGGCGTCCCTGTCACCGATGCTCTTGGAGTATATGGTGAGCTGTCGTTCCTGACTGCTGACGATTCCGATAACAACGGTTATGGAGGTAAGTTGGGCGTTAAGTACAGCTTCTGATATATTAATTGTATCGTGCGGGGGGCAGCGCCCCCCTTTTTTAACTTATGATTTTAGAAACTATTTTGGCACTGAGTGCCGTTGATTATGACCATCTTGCCCGAGCAGTGCAAGTTGAAGCAGCAACTGGAACTAATGATGAATACTGTGTTGCAGTTTCCATCCTTAATAGAGTTAAGTCTCCGGCATTCCCTAACAATGTTGCTGACGTAGTTTATGCTCCTGGACAATACGAAGGTTTTTTCTATCGTCGTCCATCTGCTAAACCTAGTATTATTGCTAGGTTAAAGAACACAAAAAAACTTTTAGAAGCATACTCAATCATTGGTGATAGAACCAGTTTCAAAGGACAACGTATGTTGCCTTATCGCGTAGTTGCAGAAGATCCTATGTGTGATCGTAGAGGAAATTTTTATCATCATCACTGGCAATCATGATTGGTCGCTTCAAGTCTCTTATCAAGAATATTGTTGGTATTTCAACAACTAAAATTGAATGTGCAATTGATGAAAAACTAGTTGACTGTAAAACATTTACTCAACCTTATGTTGGTGTTTCAGCACCATCAATTCTTAAAAATGATGTTTGGTTTGGAGAAGCAACTATGAGCGAACAGCAAAGAAAAATTGAATACGACAATATAATTATCAATATGGATGGAGGAGTTGGCGGATCTTGGAGGGTTGCTAATGAACCAGATAATATTCATGAAGTGATGTATAAACTTTCTACAAAGAACAGTAGTACATTGAATTGTGGTGGTTCAGAAGTATTTCAAAAAGATGTTAATCTTGACTGATATGGATTCTAATAAACCTAAAATACAATTATCATTTGATGGATGTTATAATTATAAAAAATTAAAAGACGAAGGGTTCATTGATGATTGGAGATACTCTCCAGAAAAAATGAAACTACGAGAACAAGTTCTTGCTATTTTATTAAAAAAATTTGGTGGAGAACTAGAAAATTCTGTTCCCAAATATTCAAATCAATCTATTTTTGAATGTGCCCATGACTGGGTTTCTCAAGGAAATATTAATGGGAATGGAATTGTAAAATACTACGAAGCATACTACCAATGAAAAAAATTATTATGGCTTTAATGGCAGCATGTCTTGCTGCTCCTGTAATGGCAGATTCCATTGAAGATAAAGATTACTTTAGCATGCATTCGATGGGATGCATGCTTCTTCAAGAATGTACTGATGATGTAAATGAAGTATTTTCTTTATTTGATATTTCTTCACAATATGATAATACTGAATCATTTTATCCAGTGTCGGATGAGTTTAACCGCATGCTTGTGGCATTGAATCAAGTTGGTGTTAAAGTATTTCTTGCTGATGAAAAGTATTTCCCAGTAGGACATCGTGGTGTCTATCATACTGTAGGAAATAACTTCTTTCTCAATAGAGCATTCATGAGTCGTCCGAGTGTGTTGATGAGTGTAATGCGTCATGAAGGATGGCATGCCGCACAAGATTGTATGGCAGGGACTATTAATAATAGTATGATTGCTATTATTATGCCTGAAGATGATGTTCCAATGTTATGGCAAGAGATGGTGAATAGAACATATCCATCTGAGGCGAGACCATGGGAGAAAGAAGCAACTTGGGCAGGTAAAACTGTAGGCATGACGCAAACAGCATTGGAATCATGTGCTCGTGGTACAATGTGGACTGATTATGATCCAACTCCAATGACTTATGAGTGGTTAGTTAAAGAAGGTTATATTTCTAAATAGAAATGCGTTGCTCCATATGGAATGCCAGAGGAAGTTAAGAAGGAAGAATCCAAAGATCCTAAGAAAAAAGGTCTTCTTGGAAAGATAAAGGAGGCAGCAGATGACAAGGAAGAACAGCTCGCTATTCTGTCTACTTTTGTTCGCCTTGGTATTCTTGTCTGGTCTGGGGGAATACTCACGTTGGCGTACATCAAACTTCCACCTGCACTCGGTATACCAGAGCAGAAACTAGATCCAACTTTTATCGCAAGTGTCTTTACTGGGGTGCTTGCGACTTTTGGTGTTCAGGCAGCAAAGAAAGCAGGAGAAGGTGGTGGTAGTAATGGTGGTATCAGTAAAGCAGATATGGAAAGATTGATTGCAGCTGCAGCGCAAACTGCACCACATCAGACTCTCCGTATTGAGCAAGCACCTGTAACCTTAAAGGTTGAGAAAGTAGAAGAACCTTACAAGATGTAAATTATGATTAACAAACGATCTCCATTTAAGTGGGCGGCATTGGCAGTGGGAACACTGTTCGGTGTCGCTCATATTGGTATATTAGGGCATCTAATAAACAAAAATAATTTACCCATAATTAATCTTCCTGTTGGAGATTATACCTCATATACAGTAGAGGCAGGGGAGAAAGGATATAGAATTAATTACTCATCAAATGATCCTAAAGTGTTAGGTGTCCGAAAAAGAGTTGATAAGACTAATGGATTCTTTGGTATTGGTGGGAAATCAAATGTAGAATATGATGAAGAGTATACAATGGATGGAGCCCGCCATATGGGTGGAGGTGCCGAGGGAAAGTTGACTGCCCAAAACCTGGCATGCATCAAAGCGGAGGGCGCTGGAGAATCAACCGGAAGAATGGTAGGTGCTAGTGTAGGTGCAGGGATTGCTCCTATCTTCACAGGTATTCCATATGTTGGTTGGTTAATATCTGGTTGGGCAGTAATGTTAGGTCAAGATACTGGTGCAGATGTAGGTGCTGAAATCGCCACAATGCAGTTGGAATGTGATGAGGATTGATATAGATATAGAGGATTACACAATAATTCTAAACGCACTTCATTACTATAAAAAAGTAGAGAAGAGAGGCAATTTTAGACAATATGATGCAGAGCGTATTAACGCATTGAGAGATAAGATTGCACAACAACTTGTGCCAAGTTCAAAAATTGATTTTAATTTATGAGTGCTTTATTTGTATTTTCTTTTATATTACTACTTACTATAGGGATGGAATTGACCTGGCCTGTTAAAAAATGAATTTATTATTGAGACCCCTTGATCGTGTAAGTGATCCAGTGTGGAGTGTTGTTATAATTTTAATAATACTGCTTGCTGGAGTTACTTACTACATATATACAATTATCAGTATGGCATTTGAGGAGTTAGAAGATGTCGGAAATCCAAAGCGATATCCAAATCAATCAGAAGGACGCGAATCAAGATCAGGAAATAGCACTCCTAAAACATCACATTGAAGATAATGACCAAACGACAGAAGAACTCCGTAAGAGAGTTCGTAAACTTGAGAAATGGGTATGGGGTGCAGGCGCAGTTATTGCTACTGCTATCACACTGATTGGTTTTGTAACTGCTGCTGATGCAAAGCAGTTTAAAGAAGAGCAGAGTGTTGGGATACTGACTGATAAAATCAGACAGTGGGAAGTAGAACAGAATAGAACTCCAGTGGATGATATTCTAAAAAACGCATTAAAGGAGTGGGAATTATGGCAGGAATGACACCGCCAAGTCGAAAAAGTTGTTACAACTTTCGAGTAATAGAAATTAACAGGGTAGTCGATGGCGATACTATTGATGTTACTATTGACCTCGGGTTTGATCTATACAAGAAAGAAAGAGTTAGAATTGCAGGAGTTGATACACCGGAGAAAAGGACCAGAAACTTAGAGGAGAAGGCACTTGGAACCGACGCAACCTACTGGCTCCAAGCAAAATTGGAAGGGGCGATTTCTGGCGATGATGATCTTATTATCCGTACTGAACTTGATGGGGGTGTTGGTAAATACGGGCGTCTTCTCGGTTGGCTTTATATTGGGGATGGAGACTTGTCGCTTAACGAACAAATGATCACAGAAGGTTATGCTCACCCCTATGATGGGGGAACAAAAGATATGAATCTCGAAGCATTGCGAGAGATTCGTAGAGCACGCGGTACATTGGTAGACTAATTATGAGAAGAGAAATTTTAGAAGCTCTCAAGGCATTGTCTGTTGGGAGTATTAAGAAAGCAAAAATGAATATTGAGATATACCTTACAAACCCTGTAGGTATAGGTGAGCATTCTGACGTTCTTGGTGCAATCCAGGATCAGATTGATGCAATTGCAAAAGAAGAAGAACGTATCGAAGTAATCGAAAAGCATTTGGAGGATTAAAATGAAAGTATTATTTGCCTTTCTTGCTACACTATTTCTTGCTGCTCCAGCATGGGCAGTAGATATCACAATGGGTTCGGGAGGGAACTTGATTTTTGAACCATCTGATGTTACAATTGACGCAGGCGAAACTATACATTTTGTAAATGGTATGTTGCCTCCTCACAATATTATTGTTGAGGGTCGTGTTGATCTCTCCCGAGAATCATTGATGTTTAATCCCGGCGAATCGCAAGACATTAAATTTGCAGATGCAGGAGATTATAATTTCTTTTGTGGTCCTCATCAAGGAGCTGGTATGGTCGGCGCAATTCACGTAAACTAATAAATTAAAGAACAATGGCAACTTACAACGTAACAGTTTGCTCCTCTGATGGAACTAAAAATGTAATTTCATGTAATGATGATACTTACATTCTTGATGCTGCAGATGAGGCAGGACTTGATCTTCCATACTCCTGTCGTGCTGGTGCTTGTTCTACATGTGCTGGTAAAATTTTAGAAGGAACATTAAATCAGGAAGACCAATCTTTCCTTGATGATGATCAACTTGAAGCAGGATTTGCATTACTTTGTGTAGCATATCCTACTAGTGATTGTGTTATTCAGGCAGAAGCAGAGGAGGAACTTTATTAATTTGATATATAATCTTATTATATTACATATTAATAGATATGCAGAAAATTATTAACGTACTTGCCCTTGCATCCTTTGGTGTATCTGCTGCTGCTATCGGTGGTGGTGCATATGTTTATCTCAATAAAGACTCTATTATTGAGAATGTAAAAGAACAAGTTGCATCTGCAGCGGCAGAAGCAATCACTGGTGCTCTACCTGGAATGATGGACTCTGCAATGCCAGAACTTCCTAGTGCTACTGGCGGTGCTATTCCTGGTATTCCCTCTGCAACTGGTGGCGCACTTCCATTCTAATAATGAAAGACTTAAAGGTTCCTTTTGCGATTGTATCATTCCTACTTGTTCAGGGTGCTGGTGCCGTATGGTGGGCATCCCAAGTTGATGGTAGGGTAAAGAGTTTAGAAACTCTGAGTCTTAATCTTGCAAAAGAAAATAGAAGATACATTGAGCAGGTTATTCAACCATCATATGGAATCAGTAGTTCCTGGAAAAATCAATATCACGATGAATGGGTATTGAAAGGTGGTTGGAAAGATTAGTGGACATACCTAATATCAATATTCCGAATAGTAGTATTCGTATCAGTGATATTCGTGATTTGAATATTAATGTAATGCCTGATTGGATGGTTAATCCTCCACAGGCACTACCAATTTACCCACCCGTGACTTCACAGGTGGGTATTCCTATTGTTAATATGCCTGGATGTGTTGAGTCACATAGGGATAGTAGTGAGAATCAAACACTGAAGGAAGAAGATAGAGATGGTATTCAGACATTCTGTGATGCAGGAACTCCTAGTTATAATCCAATTGATTATGACCCACGTAGGTTAAAGATAACAACAGAGTCTTCTCCACCTCTACCAGTCATCCCAAACACTCCAGAAGCACCACCAACTCCTGAAACTCCAGCACCTCCTAAGACTGATGCTGCAAGAGCAGAGTGTCCTAGTAGAGCACAAGAATTAAAAAACCCTGT